AGTCGTTTAAGAAGGTAGTACGGTAGTATTTCCGGAGACAATTTGTGCGTACGAGCCAGTTTTTTTCCAAAGCGTTCCAACTGAGGGGTAGAAAACAGTTCCGAACGTAAATAGTTTTCTCCTCCCGAATCGTTGACTGGGGCTGATATGTGTGCGCTGCCTTCGGGCAGAAAACGAGATCGCTTAAACCACGCAATAGGTTTCATTTTCATAGGGTTGCTCTTTTGCTACGTTAACGCGTAGGAGCAGATGCGAAATCAGTTCAGAAACGTTCTCTCAGGATGGGCGTAAGGCATCGGGGATTTGACAACTGCTGATATTATATTAAGTGTAGAATATCGGCTGTGAAGCTAGCGCGGAGAGTTAAAAAGTGCTTTACACCCCGGACAAAGCATGGGGCTTTTTAGACGCAGTTTAGAGGAAGGCTGAGCGGATTTTAAGCCGCAAACAGGGCAGGTGACAGTGGTGGTGAATACGCTTCCAAAAAGTTTCATTGCGTAATCGATAACGGACATGATTATTAGCCTCTCAATGAATGTATTTCACTCTATCACATTTGGCTAAAATTAAACCAATTTAAAAGTCACCCAATTTTTAACATAAGTGATTTTTTTTCTTTTCTAACACATCGCTTTCATGTCCGCTTTAGAAGCGATTGAATTCCAACCTTTTAAAATCCTTTTGTTATTTTGCAACGCAAGATGATTTTTATCTAGGTAGCCGCCTGGATTGAACACTTGATTTTTTCTACATGAAAAATCAGTTGATTCACATTCAGATGTTCTGAGAGCGTTGCAAAATCCGTAACATAAGTTTATAAATATACTGTATATCCATACAGCTACCCATTGCGGAGGGAAAAATGAAAATCGAGTTAACCATTGATCGCATGAAGAAACTTCCTGATGGAGCTATACCTGCGCTTGAATCAGAACTGCTCAAAAAACTCAGCAAACAGTTCGATAATTGTCAGCTAACGATCAAGCGCGCCAGTAATGATGGTTTGACTGTTTTCGGAGGCGACAAGAAAGAGGTTGAGCATATCGTGCAGGAGACCTGGGAAAGCGCGGACGAGTGGTTTTATTAATCGCGTGAATTTCACTGGAGCAGTTTTGAAGAGTATCGCTGTTTGCGTTCCCCTGGCTGTTCCCGATTACTGTTTACCGCGTCAATAAGTCGCTCTGGGGGAAATAGTGTGTAGTGCAGATGCCTTTAATGCAGATGATCATTGGTACGACGTGGTCAGAAGGGCCGATAAAGCAGTTATCTATAGCTTCCCGGCGGAAGGGAGATATTTGGTTTATCGAGTAAATGGAATAGTTTCATTACGACCGTTACTCGAAGAGGAAGAAATCTTCACTCTCAACGGGTTTATGCAATTTGCAAAACGGCTGGGGTACCGAGTTACACCACCGTCTGATATTATTCTTTCATAGGCCTGAACACCCTATACCTGATGCGCCACGGAGAGAACCATGGCGCTAGAATTACAACTTATCAAACACCATTCAGGAATACTGATCCCGGCTACGCCCGAGACCAGCGATATCCTGCAATCCAAAACCCGGCTCGGCGATGTTCTTGTCGCCGAGTTCAGGCGGGTACGGAATCTGGCATTCCACCGGCGCTTTTTCGCGCTTCTCAATCTTGGCTTTGAATACTGGGAACCAACCGGCGGGGCTATCTCGAGTAACGAGCGGAAGCTGATCACCGGCTACGCCAAGTTCCTCGCTTCTTATGGTGGGAATGAAGGGGCGCTGATCGATGCTGCTGAGCAGTATCTGGAACAGGTTGCTTACCGGCGCGTCACGAATGGCATTAGCCTGTGCAAATCCTTTGATGCTTACCGCTCCTGGGTGATCGTCGAGGCAGGGTACTTTGATGCCATTCAGCTACCTGACGGAACACTTAAAAAGCATCCTCGCAGCATCTCATTCGCCAACATGGACGAGGCCGAGTTCCAGCAGCTCTATAAAGCTGCGCTCGATGTCCTCTGGCGTTGGATCCTGTCCCGTTCATTCCGCAGTCGCGATGAGGCCGAAAATCTCGCCGCGCAGCTGCTTGGCTTCGCGGGGTGATGGAATGAAGAAGAGCTGGTTTCATCATACCGACTGCAGCACCGAACAGGCCGACGAACTGGTTAAGCGTTACAAAGCGCGCGGGGTACGAATTGAGCGTAGCCTTAACCCGGATTACGTGACCTGGACTGTCAGTGCATTCCTTCCAACCTCAAATACACCAGCGCGCCCGGACAGCCGCTGGCGAAACCGGATGTGGGGGTGAGCGTGAAAACATATCAAACCACTTTGCCCTGGCCACCGAGCAACAACCGGTATTACCGCCACAACCGCGGGCGAACGCACATTAGCACCGATGGCGTCGCGTACCGCTATGCCGTGGCCAGTGTCATTCGAAGCGCCCGGCTAAATATCCGAACGGCTGCACCACTCAAAATCCGAATTGAATGTCACATGCCCGACCGCCGGCGCCGCGATCTGGATAACCTGCAGAAAGCTGCATTTGACGCTTTGACCAAGGCGGGATTCTGGCTGGATGACTGCCAGGTTGTCGACTATCGCGTTGTGAAAATGCCTGTCGTTAAGGGCGGGAAATTAGAACTCACCATTACCGAGCTGGAGACCGCATGAATCTTGAAAATACTCTCAAATATCACTTCGCCAAATCGACAATGATTAGCGACTCTCCGCGCGCTACGGCGTCAGACTCATTAACCGGAACGGATATCATGGCCGCTATGGGCATGACGCAGGAACGGGCCGCCATGGGTTACAGCGCTTTTCTCGGGAAGATGGGCATAAGCAACAATGACCGGGAGAGGGCGATTGAGTTGCTGGCCCAGTATGCGCTGACTAAGTGCGATCGGGTGGCGGCGCTGCGCAAGCTGGATGCTAGGGTTAAGCCATTAGTAATGCACCAGTTGGCCAGCTTCGCGTTCGAGGACTATTCCCGTAGCGCCGCCAGCGTGAAGCAATGCGATGGCTGCAAAGGGGCAGGGTTTATTGACGCTGAGGTTTTCAGCATGAAGTCTCACACGCCGACAAAAGAGAAGAAGTTCGTGAAGATGTCTTTGCACGTGGGTGTCGAGAATATTCGACCTTCTGAGTATGAGGTGCGTAGGCAGGTCATGGAGGTAGCGCGCGTTCTATGCCCTCAGTGTAAGGGTAAGAAGGTTGTAAGTTGCGCCTGTAAAGATTGCCATGGACGCGGGAAAGCCGTTAATCAGGCTCTTACAGAACGGCAGGGCGTTCCGGTTCTGGCCGATTGTAAGCGCTGCAGGGGGCGCGGATATGAGCGAATCTCTTCCACTGAGGCTTACGCCGCGGTGTGCCAGATGACTGATGCAATCAGCCTCGATACCTGGAAGAAGTCAGTTAAGCCATTTTACGATCAGCTAATCACCAAGTTTGATATCGAAGAAGCATGGGCAGATGCGCAGCTGAAGCAGATAACAAAGTAGGGCATTATTTTATCGTGAGCTATTTACTTTTCCCAAATCTGTGGTAATTTTGCTCTAACGATGGGTTATTGCATTCGTTTAAAGCCCTGCGGTTAGCCCCGTGGGGCTTTTTGCTTCATAGCGATTTTAGAATTTCTAAAACCATCACTATTCATTGCCTCTTATACTTTCTATATCGAAAAGGAGGGGGGTAATGATGAGAGAAGGCTATTACTGGATTCAGTACAATGGCAGCAGGCAGATCGCTTACTACGTGCACGAAAAAATCGACGATTTAGAGTCGGGTGAAACTATCTACGGAGCATGGTATGTGACTCGTGGAGATGATCTCGCCAACAATGGAGAGGTCGAAGTGATAAGTGGACGTATTGAAGAGCCAAAGCTGTAACGGACAATTAAGTTAAGTAGCAACCTCGACGCAGTGCGAGGTTTTTAAATTTCTGCGGGATAGTAATCGCTTCGAGTTTAAAAAAGTGCGGAGAACGACATCAATCCTCTCCGCATTAATAATGCCAGTGCATGCCCGCTTATAAGTCTTGTATCCCTAAGAAATAAGTTTTTAAATTAACGCAAATGATAACATTTAAAAACTATGTGAATAGTTAATTATTTTAAAGAGTTAAATAGCTCTACTTAAGGATTATTTAATTTATTGCACTCCTCATGAGAAGGAAGCTCCAGCAGGTTTCAATCATCCTAAGGCTGCCGTTTGGCGGCCTTTTTTTATTTCTAGCAACAGCACCCGCACTTAGCGAGGTGAGAGACCATGAAAATGAATGATTCAGGGAACATCTTCACGCAGTTCTTCGCATGGGTAGCAGCTCTGGCGTCAGCCATTGGATTTACCACTCAGGATCTGGTGTTCATATTCTTTGGCGCTGCTGGTCTGCTTATATCGCTTGTCTCCTACATTAACGGGCGGGTGGATGCAAACCGCAGGCGTAGAGAGGACGAGAAGCGAACAAAAATGGTCAATGACTACCTTCAAGGCGTTGGTGATAGACCCCTTAACGAGCGTCCTGCTGCTGCAAGCGTGGTCGTTGAGGCATTACAAAAGGAAAGTGAGTGATGGGATCCAGAGCAAAACTGAGTGCAGCGGTTCTGGGGCTGGTACTGGCTGGTGCCCCTGCATCCGTAATTCTCGATCAGTTTCTGAATGAGAAAGAGGGTAACAGTCTCACGGCCTACAAAGATGGCGGTGGTATCTGGACTATTTGCCGCGGCGCAACGATGGTTGATGGTAAACCGGTTGTGCAGGGCATGAAATTGACACAGGCCAAATGCAATCAGGTGAATGCTATCGAACGCAATAAGGCTTTGGCATGGGTTGACCGCAATATTTCGGTACCGCTTACCGAACCGCAGAAAGCTGGGATCGCATCTTTCTGTCCGTACAACATCGGGCCGGGTAAGTGCTTCCCGTCCACGTTCTATAAGCGCATCAATGCCGGTGACCGCCATGGGGCATGCGAGGCAATTCGCTGGTGGATTAGAGACGGTGGCCGCGACTGCCGCCTGACTAAAGGCCAGAAGAACGGCTGCTACGGTCAGGTAGAACGGCGAGACCAGGAAAGCGCGCTGGCGTGCTGGGGGATAGACCAGTGAAATTTAATCTTTTACCAATCGCGGTTGTGGTTATTGCTGGTCTGTCAGTCGCTCTCGTTAAGAGCTGCTCAGACACCAGTAGCCTTCAGAGCGATAACGACGTTCTGCGGAGTGACAACTCTTTGCAGGGGCAGGTGATCGCTACCCAAGCCTTCAACTTCAATCGATTCAATCAGGTTTCGGAGCATGCCAATAGGCTTAACTCCCTTATCGACACCAGAACCGAAGAAACCGTAATCGAATACCGGGAGATTCTCCGCCGTGAAAAAACCTGTGATCTTCCTGTTCCTGCTGACATTGCTGGTGGGCTGCTCGAATACGCGTACCGTTTACGTTCCAGCGCAATGCACGCCGATACCCACGGATCTGACGCAGCCGATGATGGTACCGCTGCCTCCAGCTCAATAACATACTGCCAGGCAGTGCTCTGGATTAAGCCTCTGCTGGCCGTGATTGAGAAGGGGAACAATAATCTGGCTGGTATAAGACAGATAGAGCTGGAAAGGAAAAACTAGGGATGGCTCGTCCTTGAGCACACGGGTATTTCTGAACGACGGCTTTACCTGACATAGCAAAGCACCTTTAAAT